CAGTGTCAACGCAGCGGCTAAAGAGCCGCCAACAGAAATGATACGACCGCCGTGATCGACGGGGTTTAGCGTGGTGCTGGAAGTGATTTCAACAACAGCAGCTGGACCTTGCTGATAGATGCCGCCCAAAGAACGAATTGGGCCTTGAAATGTACTACGTGCCATGATAATTTCCTTACATGCAAGTGAGGCGTATCTGTCTGCATGTCGTCAGCCGGGACTGTCAGATACACCGGGAACCCCGGAATAGTTGCAATATACACTAAAAGAAAATAGCGTGCAACAAGTAAAAAGGGCTCCCGAAGGAGCCCTAGTGGCAGGCCAGTCACCTCTACCGTACTGAACCTATCAAGCTCCAGCAGAGCCAAACATGCCGAGAGGGTCAGACCAGCCGAAGCTGTAACGCTCACGAGACTTGTAACGCACGTTGCCGGTGTCGAAGTCGCCGTCCATGCTGTTAGACAGCGGAGTACGGACAAAATGCTTCATACCGTTGGGTACGTCGGTGGTCAGGAACCAAGCATTGGTGTCAGTCAAGAAGTGGTTAACGCAGTACCCATCAGGGATAGAGCCATTGTTCTTAATCGCGTTGATATCGTTGTCAGTGGTGCCGACACGGAGTTCGGTTTCCAACAGACGGGTTGAAACGAATTGCAACTGAGGAGGAACAACCAATTTCTTGGGCTTAGCTGCGATCAACAGGCCGCGCTCATCCGTCCACAAACTGATTTGAATAACTGCGTTCTCCAACGAAGTCTCATTCAAGTCAGCAGCAGTCGAAGGAATGTTGCTGTTGGTGCCACCAGAAACCAAGGGATGGCTGGCACTAAACAATGCAACACCATCACCACCCACGTAGGACGATGAGAAGCCATTGTTCAACACAGCAGCAGCCTTAACCTGCTTGGTGTACGACATAGCACGAGCCAGGGCTTTGGTGTAACGAGCAGACAAGCTGTCGTATAAGTTGTCCTCGATGGCCTCTTCGGTCAGCGAGAAACCCAAAGCAATGGTTTCGTGGTTGTAACGGGCAGTCCAAGCTTCTTGACCATTGTCATAAGCAATAGCGGAGCCTTCGTTCTTCACCGGAGCGGCGGAGAAGCCAGACAGCTTGGTTTCCTCTTCAAAAGAACGCTCAGAAGTCTCAGTATCATAGATTTCTTTGTGTTCTTGCCCGTACTGTGCATACTCCAAACCAAACAAAGCGTTTAGACCTGGAAGCAGCTCTTTTAATAGTTGTGCGCGTGAAATAGCCATGGTTTATGCTCCTTATACGCCAGTTGAATTGTTGTACTGGTGCATAGTCGCATTTATCTTAACGATAAACTCAACAAATGTATCAGCGCCTGTTGCTGTCTCGCGCACCACATCAATAATGCGGATAGGCAGCGTATTGGTAGTATTTTGAGTACCCTCATCAATAGCCACTTTGGAGTTACCAGTAGTGGTAGATCCGGCGGTTTGAATCAAAGCAATGTTGTTACCAATAGCAGAAATGCCCATTCCGGCCACAACCGTGGTTGCAGAACAAGAGACTACTTGAAACAGAGTGTCAGGATCATCAGCAACCACAGCGAAGATTTTAGACCCCGATGCAATTGCCTGACTAGCCGGATAGTACTGTTGCTGCTGGATTTGACCAGTTGATTGATTGGTAAAACTTACACCCAAAAACACACCGCAAGGCGTGGCAGTTGTCGTGCCAGTGTCCTTTTCGATAGTGCCATCAGAAATACGTTTAACCAAATCGCCGTAGAAAATGCTGGTGGCATAACCACTTGCAATCTCCATCAAACGGGTTGCACCCGCGAATACCTGTCCACCTATTAGGTTTACAGGCTTTAGACCGTAAGGGGCCGAGACTGTAGGATAAGCCATTTTAAAGCTCCAAAAGATTAAGTGCCTTTGCCAAAGCTAGTCGAAGATTTACCCTCTTTGAAGATAGGCATCCGCGCATCGCTCTGACGCATCAGGTTATTGTCTACAGCGTTCGTCTGCGCTTGTGTCTGCTTGGCGTAAAAAGCATTACGCTGCTGAACAAATTCAGTCGGAGTCTTGCAAAGCAATAACCCACCGATCTCAATGTTGTCTTTGAATCGACTCGTGGGATCGACTAGCAGTTGAAATCTGGGTTGCTCTTCAATACGAACTGGCTCCCAACCTTCCCGCAGTTTGGCGGACATGTTACGGGGATCAGCAGTATTCAAATTTGCAACACGAATCCATCGGTAGCTGTACCCAGCCTGTTTGTCTGGCTCGGGGAGCAGTTCTGGTTGCTGCCACTGCGTAGGGCGCTCATAGATTGCTCGGGTATCAAACTCGCGTGATTCTCTTACTTCAGACATTTTGTGCCTCCAATTTCCGTTGCTCAATTGCGTACTGTTCTGGGGTTAAACCCAACTTCTTAGCGATGTTGAGTTGACTTGTGCGCAGCTTTATTTTGTTTGAAGCTGTGCTACGTAGCGCTGACGCGACCACCGTACTAGGCTTTGCACGTTCCACAGGTCTTTGGTCCTGCGTAGATTGAGGGGGATCATCAGCCTCAAAATTTTCGGGAAACCGTTTGCGTATTGTTTTGTCCAATACCGCGTAATACTCATCAGAGCCGATTCGAACTGTACCGAGTTCCTTGAGCTTTTCGTGAAGGCCCAAAACGGAAGCGGACATTTCTTTATCCTGGCCAAACCAAGGGTTGCGCTTTTGCCACGCTTGAGCCCCTGGATCAGGTTCAGGAACAGACGACTGCTGTTCGTAGGTGGTTTGTACAGGAGTTTCAGGCTCTTGTAAAGGGGGTACCTTGAAATTCTTTGCCCGCATTAACCGAATGTTGGCTTCCTGCATTGCCTGCTGGGCGTCAATGAGCTTATCGGTGTCGCCCATCTCATAGGCTTCCTTATAAGCACGCTTGGCCATTTCCAGTTCAAGGGAGGCAGTAGTCTGGATCGAGGAAACGTACTCTTGTTCCCCTGTGAAGATCATGCTGCGAAGCTTTTTGTTCTCCTCCATGGCTCGTTGAGCAAAGCGAACGGCCTCCCCTTGTTCCCGCATGGCGGCTTCTTTCTCCCGCCGCTCGTCATTCCAGACTTTTTTAAGCTGCTTTAACTTAATTTTAACACTTTCGTCGTAGGAATCAAGCTCATCTTTCTCAAGCTCGTCAACAATTTCCTTGGGCATGGGTTGCCGACCACGGTCTTCCGGGGGCGTATCGTCCTCAATTTCAATCTCTATTTCAAAATCGTCATTGGCTTGAGTTCCCGGCTTGTCTTTTGCTTCGTCGGGAAATTTGTATTCAGTTTCGTCCATTTTGTGGGACTCCTTTAAGCGCGTTTGATGCCACGGGGGTCTTCGACGACTGCTTCGACAGAGTCATCGTTGATCATGCGGAATTCACGACCATGGATAAGTAACCGGGTGCCCGCGTTTGGACGGACAATTACAAAGTCACCTTTTTTACACCATGGGCCTGACGGGAAGCGTTTCTCGTCTCTGTAGCAGTCCTCTCCAATATCTACGACAAAAAGCACCGTTGCCAGCTTTTCCTCATAGTCAATGGTCCACTCAGACTTTATAAGCCCAATAGAACTGTCTTCAAACTCCTTATCCACTTCAGGGATCGCGCACAGAATGCGGTACCCCGATGGTTTAGGCAGTTGACGCGCTTTTTCATCGGCTGTCGCTGCAAAGTTATATGAGCCTACGATCTCCGGGTTATCGGGGTTTGAGCCGATAAGGATCTCAGTTGTCATCCGTTCTCTCCAAGGTTTGTTGCAGGTCTAATGCGTACCCTCTAGCGATGAGCAGACCACGAATCTCACCACATATTTTTTTGTACTCGTCAAAGCCTTCAGCCCGCCCTTCTGCTAGGTAGTCTTTAAGCTGGGAAATCTTGTCATCCGTTTGTTTGACGAGTACTTCAAGTGCATCCATTAGTCACCTTTTGTCGGTTGGTTATGTTTGGATTGGAACGCTGTTTTTAGACCGTCGGCCATCAACCTTTGCTGATTACTTTCGCTATCGTGTTTGTTTTTAGCGGACTGTTTTACAAAGTCCACCCCCAGTTTGGCGATCTCCATCTTGCGATCGTTTTGTATGGTTATGAGGGTTTTTAACTGGTCAGCCTTAATACGCTTCTCATCGGTTTCTTTTTGCGTCTGTATACGCATAGCCTCAATCTGCTGCTGGCTTTGTTTAAGCTGGACATCAGCCGCATCTTTAGCCGCCTTGCGTTGCTGCTCAGCTTGCTTGATCTGCAACTCTTGTTGCTGCATCTGGACAATGGGGTCCTGGGCTTGCTGTTGAGCTTGCTGCTGGGCCTGTTGAGACTGGTTTTGAGCCAATAAACGCTGAGCCGCCTGGGCCAGCATCGGAGCCAACCGAGCTTCGACTTCAGGGTCCATATTGACATCTTCGCCCGACTTATCAGTCTGCGGTGGCAAGCTCATACCAAGCTGCTGCTCGATCTGCTTTCTGTACTCAAAGCCCAAGTGCTCATTGATGTGGTTCATCATGGCTGCTTGCAACTGTGGCGCGGACGGGTTACCTTGCAACAACTGCATGACCTTGGGATCTTGCATTACAGACATGTGCACCGTCATGTGTGCTTGGTGGTCTTGATACATAAACGCCTTGACGGGCTTCATCATCAAGATGTTCTGGTTCTCGCTCACCGGGTCCGTGGGTTTCTGGTCGTCATCCATCGGTATCAGTTTCTGGGCGTTTTTAATGCCCATCACTTCCAACATCTGACGGTGCAACAGCGGCATGTTGTATAGCTGGGGCGCACCCTGGGCCAACTGCAACACCGCTTGGTACTGAACAATCTTCTGCGCCATGGTGGCAGCATTGGGGTCGCTCACCGGGATGACATCAACCTGATCGTAGTCCGACTGCTTGGCCTTGCGAGAGCCTGCTTCTGGCTCGTAAGAATATTCTTCTGGGGTGTAGTCCCGGATGATGACCTTTAACAGACCCAACTCCTGCTGCATGGAGTAGTGAATCCGAGCCTGCACTGCCGACATGACTTTAAGCGTGCGCTCAAGAATTGCCAGTGTGGTGCCCACAGGCGCATTTGCGCTCATGTCGCTGATGTTGAGGTCCGCAGAATTAGCGAACCGGCGACCGTCTTCTACGATCTGGTTCATCAACGCCATCAAAGTCTGACTGGGCTCCTTGTACGGCAGCGCCATCAGATTATCTTTAATACTGCCACTGGGAACGTCCACATCCCTGAACTCACCAGGAGAGATGGGGGTGTCATCTCCTTTGACCCGCAGACCACGGGCTTTAAAGCCTCCAGGCAAGTTGGCCAGCGTACCCGCATCAACCAGTTGGCGCAGCAGTGAGGTGCCCGACTTGGCAAACGCTCCAACCAAATGGATTAAACCAAAATGGTAAAAGCCAAACCCAGGGATGTAGCCGTAGTGCACGAAGTGCTGACGCTTTTGGTACAAGTCATCATCGGGTTCCCAATTGCGACGAATGGCCAAGACCGTACCGCTGCTTTTGTCGATGGTCACCACATAAGGCACAGCGATGCCTGTGGGCTTGCCGTCCTCATCTTTGTGCTCATACCCCCGGATATCGAGGTCAACGTTGATCTCAAGAATCTTATGGCGGTCGTCCTGGGTGGCCCTAAAGCCAAGCTTTTCAGCAATCTTCTTCTCGACCTCATCGAGCACCATGTCAGGAGTGCCCAAGTCTACGTCTCTCCAAAAGCCAGACACCTGTAGGCGCTTCACATCGTTGGAGTTCTTGCGCATGATGTGGGTCACGCGGTCTGCCGCTTCTAAGTTAGACGCACCGTAGGGCACGACCAAGTCTTCTGCGGGCACAAACATAGACACCTGACGGCCCAGATGCGGGTCGTAATAGACTTTCTTAAACGCATTACCTGATAACCCCAAGCCCCACAGCATTTTCTCGTGTTCCGGGCGGTACTCTTTCATCACATCCATAAGCTGGTAGTTCATGTCGTCTTGGACACGGGTCGCAGCTTGTTTCTTCTCGGCAGTTTCCTTACCGATGATCTGGGTCTTCACTGGCCCCATAGCGGGAAACGTGGACATCATGGTCTCAGACTGGAACTTGACCAAGGCTTCGGCCAACAGCGGGTGATACACCCCGCACGCGCCTTCCCAAGGCTCGGACCGCTCCTCGATCTTTAGCCCCAGCAACTCCAAGCCATCGACGTAAGTCTGCATCCAGTCTTTGCGGGAGGCCACATCCTCTTCAAAGTCACCAATCAAGTCGCCTGCAATGTCCTCAAGCTCAGACTCGTCCAAGTACTCAGCAAGGTTGGCATCAAAGTCGTCCGTTGACTCCTCATCTGGCTCAATCACGATCTCCATGCCATCGATACCGATGGTTACAGACTCAGGGTCCTCGATCTCAATCTCGATCGGCTCTGGCCCCTCATCGAGGGCATCAAGTCCTTGGGGGGCTGCGTAGAGCGCTTTGTCAATGTTTGTGGCCATATGTGTCCTCAGTAGTACGCCATTTTGCGTCTAAATTCTCTTGGTTCATCTTCTTCATCAGACTCTAGTCGGATGAACCCACCTCTGCGGAATCGCAGAATTGCTTGTGAAGTTGAGTCAACTAAGTCGTCATGGTCTCCTGACGGAAATGACGCAACCTCATCGACCAGTTCTTCTGCCCAGTGTGTATTAGGCACCCAGACTCGTCCAGACGCGAATATATCAGCAACCGCGTTCAGACGGGCAATTTTATCGTTCCCCTTACTCGGGGTGTACTCCTGCACGGGCACGCCCATAGCCCGCAACTCAAATATCAGTGGTGAGCCTGCGGCCTTGGCTTCAACGATGAGACTGTCGGGGTCCCACTCTTCATACTCTTCCTTGGCCCGCATCTTCAGTTCTGGAAACTCCATGCGCTTCTTGAACGAATTAAGCAAAATAATATTTGCCTGCGCTCTGCCCGTAGCGTCTTCTTGGTAAAACACGCCCCATGTCGTACACGCTGAATAGTCCGCCCGCTCTGTCTTTAAAAACGCAGTGTCCCAAGACTGGATAACGAACTCGCACGAGGGCGGAGACTCTTTCTCCCAGATTTTCCACCACTCCCGCTTGATGATGGCAGACACATCACTCGTGGGCTGCTGCTGGTACTGCGCCATCCACTTGGCATTGGGCAACTCCGAGTGCAGCGCCTCCAATTCTTTCTTAGACCAGAACTCTGGCCACAGCGGATTCCCCGACGGTAAGAGGGCAGGAAACTCAATGACCTCCCACTCCTCTCCCGAGCGCTGTGCAGCAGCTTTGAGCACCTGACCAGTCAAGTCCCGCTTAGACCACCTCGTCATCACGATCACGATCGCTCCACCCGGCTGGAGACGCTGACGCGGGCCTGACGTATACCACTCGTAGGTCTTGTTGTAGATGTCGGGGTCGGTCTCGGCCATGGTGGCCTCTTGCTCGGAGTGCGGGTCGTCGATGATGAGCAAGTCAGCACCCTTACCTGTCACTGCACCGCCCACACCAATGGCGAAATAGTCGCCCCCCTTGCTGGTATTCCACCGTCCAGCCGCTTTTGAGTCAGCTTGCAGGGTTAACTCAGGGAACATGTGGTGGTATGCGTCTGTATCCACCAAGTTACGCACTTTTCGACCAAAACCCACGGCCAACTCTGCCGTGTGACTGGTTTGAATCACTTTTTTACCGGGATATAGCCCCAAAAACCAAGATGGGAGCAGGTATGAGGCAAATTCTGACTTTGTATGCCGGGGCGGCATGTTGATGATGAGCCTTTTACACTCTCCCCTGATAACCCGCTCAAAGGCAGCGGCCATTTTCTCGTGGTGCCTGCCATGAATGAAGTTTGGCCACATCTTCCCAGTGAAAAACATGAAGCTTTTGCGGGCCATCTCACGTTCTTTGCGCAAATGGAGCTCGTTTTTGAGCGTGGCAATGTGCAGTTTGGCGGTTTCCGGGGCGTTTTTAATGCAGAACTGAAGCTCCGCATCAGAGAAGTCAGTGAGCTTGCGTTTTACAACCGCGTTCATGGGGCCGGGGAGG